ATCCCAGAAACGGGATCCCCGCGCTTGCTGGGGCAAGCCGTATTTTGTGTGGGTGGATGGTCAGGCCGTCGCTGGCCAGCTTGTCGGTGATCTGCGCGCAGATGGTTTGCAACTCTTCGCGCGACTCTCCCATGATCGCCATATCGTCAACGTAACGGATATACCGCTTCACTCGCAGCGTTTCCTTAACCCAGTGGTCAAAATCATTCAGGAATATGTTGGCGAACAACTGCGAAGAAAGATTGCCGATAGGCATTCCCTTCGCCGCCACCAGCCGATACAGAGTGGTTTCACCAAACAAGTGATCGTAGCTGTCGCCGGTTCTGAATGAGTCGATCAGGTTGACCAGTAACAATCGCAACTCGTGATCGCCGATGTAGCGCAATACTCGCTCTTTGAGCAGGGCATGATTGACCGAGTAAAAATATTTGCTGATGTCGAGCTGCAACACCCAAGTAGCTTTGTCGCTACGGGCGAACTGTGCCAGCCTACGGATTGCAGCGTGAGTGCCGCGACCGGGAAGATTGCCAAAAGTGTCATGGATGAAACGCGGCTGCCAGATTGGTAGCATGTACCGGTAGAGCATCCAGTGAATAATCCTATCCTTCATCGGTGCATCCACCACGTCACGCCATTTTTTCTCGCGAACGGTGAATGTCTTGTACGGGCCGAAGGTGTATTTTCTTTCTCGCAGCCGCTCTTGAATGGTAATCAGGTGACGCAGCGGGTCGGTAGAGAATCGCTGAATTCGTAGATTGTGGGATTTGTCCTTGCGGGTGTTCAACCAGCAAGTGAATAGATTGGGTAGGCTAGTTAGATGATGAAAGTCACTGCCGCATTCCACTGCGCCGCCCGTAGGCATCGCAGCGGTTTTCGGTTGGGCGTGTTGCCGTGCTTTTGGAACTTTCGCTCCGGGAGATTTTCGACCAAGAGTTGACCTTCCGTGGGTATCCCCAGCGTCTAGGCCGTTTATCCTTGGGTCAGCGGAAGCCGACGTTGTCGTTGCGATTCTCGGGGTTGTCGTTGTTGAGATTGAACACACCGGCATTCGAGTTGGAGTTCCAGTAGCCGCCCCGTATGAGCGCATTGCCAGACCTTTCAGAAAATCCCCCTCGTTGTTCATGGCTGCGTTCCTTGTGAGCGAATGAGCCCGCCAACGAGACGACCAAGTTCAACGGCTAGACCCGCTCGGTGCTCAAAGTTGAGCGCAAGTATTCCTAGCCGTTGAGCCTGTGCAAGATAGTGCTTGAGCAAGTCAATATCGGCTGAGATTGATTTGAGTAGTAGTTGTTTATTGTCCTCAAGACCGTATGCCATGACGCCGCGCATGATTCGACCGATGCAAGTGCGCAGGTTTTCTCCATAGGTTGCTCTAATATCGCGAGACATTTTGATGATGTCCTGCATGATCTGCGTGTCCAAGTCTTGCGCTTTAGCCTTGAGTTGAAACGATGCAGAATCAGGGCTGGCTAACAACTGGGTGGCCGCAGCCTTGTTCACCTCGCCGCGTTGCATGAGATCGTCGATCACATCACAGATGACTTTCGTTGAAACGGATTCCAGTACCGAATTGTTTCCTGTTGGCTGATTTGAAACATAGACCGTGTGTCCATCCGCCTGATTGCCGAGTGCAACAACGTAGGGGATACCGAAATCTTCAACGACAGACCATAACCGACGCTTGAAATTGCCAACTGGAAAGCCAATGCGAATATGCGGCTCGGTGGACGCTCCAACGAGCTTGAGCTTATATTTTTTGAGCGTTGCCAGCGCGTAGGCTGTGCGGTCGTAGCCATGCAAAAAATTGCCGGATTGCACCAAGATCAAATGCCCGGCATATTTTTCTTCCAACTTCTGCGCGATAGTTGCCACCGGGTCGGCCTGTCCAAGACCGGCTTCAATTCCCTTGAATGCGCTGATGCTGAACTTGCTGAGTTCGTCGCTTGTTGGTGTTGGTGTTGGTATTGCTTGCATGATGTTCCTAGTTAATTTGCTAGGTCACGGCTTACGCCGCGACCCGTGACCCGAGATCAGAGACTCTTGGTGCAGCGGAAGCCGACGTAGACGTAGCGATACCCGGGGTAGTCGAGGCAGAGAAAGAACACACCGGCATACGAGAGGGAGTTCCAGAAGCCGCCCCGTATGAGCGCATCGCCAGACCAATTACGCTCTCCGTCAGGACGCCAGCCCATACCTTTTTCTTGCGATGGGTAGGGGGCAGTGGTCAGGCTTGGCGAATCCGCCTTGATGATGGTGGTCAATCCCAAGTCATTGCCCTGCACGTCGTCAAAAATCCACGAAAATACGTTGCCGTTTAGGTCGCAAACCTTCTCGCCATTCGATAGCATCAACCAGCGGTGCTCCTTCGCATCGGGTGATTGGAACGTACCAGGCTGTGCGCTCGAAACATTTCCTTTGCGCAGTCCACGGAATAGCTTGCCTTCGCCCACTTTCCCCTTAGTCCAGTTGCAATCCTGCTGGGCGGCATTAAGCCTGATCGCCAGTTCCTGTCTTTCAGTGACGAGCTGGCCGCCAATGTCTGCGCACGCAGCTTTGGCTTCTTCAAAGCTAATGCGCACCCACGGTGTGCCATCCTCGGTGATAACGGCCTTCCCATCGCCCCCCTTGCTGCAGGCGAATTGCCCGTACTGGAACGACGGAACCACGATGCCACTTGGCAGTGTCATTTCTGGGACGGTGATAAATTTGTTTTCGGTTTGCATGACTATCCTTTCAGTTGTTCAATTGTTTGTTTTCCGTTGGGTATAAAGCTTTCGCAACAATCGCCAAAGTAAAAATCAAATATCCCGTATGACTGGAAGTCGCTGGGTTGCTCCGTGAATCGCTTGCACGCTTCCTTGCTCGGACATTCTTTGTTCAGACACAGGGTTATGTCGGCACACATTTGGATCCCCTCTCAATTGCTGCGTTTAACCTGTCTTCAATATGCCCAACTGGCACGCCGAGATCGCCGCACAAAACGTGCGCAAGCGACAGCCAGCGTGCGTTGTTTGGATTTTCAGACCAAAAAAACATTGGCTCGTATTCCCGCTCAAGCTGTTCTCTGGTGTATTCGTCGCCATCGTCCATGCGGTAGCGCTGGTCTTCGGTGCTATACGTCCCAACAGAAATTTCACCAGTGAAATTCATGTCGCGGACTACCACCACGTCTGGTTGCTCACTCATATCGATCACCCCGCGAAATGTTTTTTCCAAATACGCTCAAGAACCTCAGTTTGCTTGTCAGTCAGCACTTGGCGGTGCTCAATGCTTTCTGCAAACTCGGTTTCCCATTCAGTCAGATCGGAAGTGCCGATCATCCCGCACACTTGAGTCTTCATTGTTGCCACTGAAATCATCTTGCTCATGGCTCAATCCTTCCAGCAAGAAAGCGCAGCGCCATCGGAAGTAACCATGCTTGCGCATGTGATTCCGGGCTTTGGCGATTGCAACATCAGTGGAGTTGTTGTGTTGCTGAACCAGCGCATCCCGTACATGACGGCGAATAAAAACGCGACGGCAGCGACAAAGCCCGCGACTAATTTAAGCAAGCCCATTACATTGCCCTCCAAGACACACCTGCGCCTGGCGCGCCATGCCACATGAATGGAATATCGTCGTCGAAGTTGTCGAACGCGCCGCCGCCTTGCACGGGCGGCTTATCTGGGCGCGCGGTGTTTGTAGGCTTTGCCGCTGGTGCTGAGCGCGATGGTTCCGCTTGTTCGTGATCGCCGCCTTGCTGTCGGCTACCAAGCATCTGCATTTCATTCACGATGATCTCAGTGGTGTAACGATCTTTTCCTTCTTTGTCCTGCCACTTGCGGGTTTGAATCTTCCCTTCGATATAAACCTGCGAACCCTTCTTTAGGTATTCGCCTGCCACTTCAGCTAGGCGTCGGTAGAACACCAAGCTATGCCACTCGGTCTTTTCCTGTTTTTCCCCAGCCTTGTCCTTCCATGTTTCGGAAGTCGCAAGCGTGGCGTTAGTTACGGCCTCGCCATTGGTCATGTAGCGGGTTTCTGGGTCTTTTCCCAAGCGGCCCACCAAGATCACTTTATTCACTGACATCTGCTACTCCTTCCGTTGGTTTTTCTCGTTGAATTCTCCAGCACTCACCGGCGCGCGGCTCATCGTGTCCGCATTCGCATTGCGCGCTGTTCTTGCATGGAACTTTGTATCCCGGTTCGCAGGTTATGAAGCTGCTCGAATCGCATGGCGCAAGATCATCGATTTGACATGCGCACTCACCAGGGCAGAACAGGCCGTCATAGCCATATCGCTTTAGATGTGCGGCAACCACCTCTTTGACGTTCACGCTACCGCTCCTTCAATGGCTATTGAGGTCGATTCGTCTGTCGCAGCAAATTTACCCGGTTGCCATGAGAGGATTGATTTGCTTGCGCGTATCGCCTCATTCAATTTAGCGAACGCCTCTTCAATCTCAGGTGGCAAATCGCCGTCTTCCGGCAAGTCATCGGTGTAATGATCGTTGGCATCAATCTCGCTGGCGTAGCAAGGAACGGCGATAACCAGACACAGTTCTTTCGGAGTGCATTCGTGTTCATCGCAATATTCAGCCAAGCGATCAGAATCTTGAATCCAGACATCGTGCGATTCCGAATAAAGCATGTCGGTACCATTCCAGTCGGCGCGCGGCATGACCGCATATTTCTCTACCCTCGCTTTTTCGGAACAGTCGCGGCAGTAGCTGCGAACTGAAATAAGCGCACCACATTTACCGCATGGGCGATGCGTGCAACCGTCGTAGCGCGCCATGTGCTCATCGTTACCAAAGAATCTTCCCGCTCTTGAAACCCAGCCGGTTACTGTCTGAATACTTGCGGCCTCTGGCGAGTCGTAAGCTATGATTTGTTCGCTCATGCCGGCACCTCTGGCATCTTCACGAATTCATAAACGCTTTTCACTTCAGCATGAATAAACTTTCCGGCAGATTCTGCGGCAAGTAGTTCTTCGTACAATTTCGCCGGGACGGCCTTGTAGTGATACGTCCCGCCGTTTTTGTATTGAACGGCGAGGGTGCTGGTGGCAGCGTCATAGCCATGCGCGATCACTTGGCTTGAGTTGGTGCATGGCGTCATCGCAATCTCGACGCGCTCAATTACTTCAAACTGTCCACTCACCCATTCAGCTTGGAAATTTGGTGTCGGAGCATCTGCGATCTTGATTTGATGCCCGTCGAAGTCGCTCCAATTCATATTTCCTACTGCCCAGTCCTGCACGTCGTATGGGCTATTCTCGAACAGGGGTAAAGTGTCCTCTTCCAAACTGCGCTTAATGTCTCCGCCGAACTCGCCGGCGTAATGCTTGGCGCGATTCCATGCGATCATTTCAACAGGCACGCCCCATTTCTGGCCGTTGGATAGGGTTATTTGCAGGTATTTCATCTATATCTCCTTTGTCACTTCAATAATTACCGGGCCGTCTCTCATGTCTCCGGTCATGCGACCGTCAAGTGCCGCTATTTCTGATGCGTTCATGTTTCGCCATTTCGAGATTGCGAAGTCACCTCGAAGAAGGCCGCGAGGCTTTCCCTTTTCTCCACATCCGACAGAGATTCCATTCGTTCTGCACCAGTCCTCAGCCGCATACATCGCGGCGAATGTGCCTTGTTGTTCGAATACGAGCCTCATCGTGTGGCCTCCTGATAAGCTAGATTTACCTCTGTCATGGCCGCTTCACTTCCGCCCTTGTCTGGATGATGATCGGCAGACTTTTTGCGGTATGCCGCCTTGATCTGCTCGGGCGATGCATCCTTGCTTACACCAAGCACTACCCACCAGTCGCGGGCGATTGATGCGGGAAGGGCGAGAAAACCTTGGAATGTGGCACGCACCAGTGCCAATGTGCCGTGACGTAATTCCACGCGGCGTGCCTCGATGATGTGGTGAATAGCTTGCAGATTTCCTTCTACGCTGCTGTAGCGATCAACGGCGATGCAAACTTGCAGCCCATCCCAAGTGAACCAAACTGACACACCGGCATCCTGCGGCTTGTTCACGCCAAGCGTCACGTTGCTGCTGATCGTCAGGCCGTCCAGCTTCTTGCCGCTGTCAACGGCGAACAGACGCAGGCTTTCCTGCACATTCTTGAGCGCGCCGGCCAAGGTGGTGCTGAACCGGCCCTTGTCGTGCGTCTTGGCGCGAGGGAACTGTTTCGGCCAAGTTAGGGGATAGGCGGTGATGGTCATGCTTCCACCCCATGCGGATAGCCATCGTGAAGAGCGCCATCAAGTAGTCTGCCAGCGGCTTTCTTGCCAACACGGTGCATGATCGTAACGGGGAATTTCCCATCGTCTCGTGCCCGCATCATGTCGCCACCGTTCTTGAGTTCGCGTCCATCACAGTCTAGGCAAATTCCGCCTTGCACCCATGTTTGCGCCTTATTTACCCACTGCTGGAAAGAGTCGAACTGACGGAATACGGGTTCTCCTATGGATGCGATGAAGGCATTGGTATGCCACTCACCCCATTGCTTGAAGAGAAACGGCACGCCAGCCTCCGCGCACTGATCGCGCAGACTTCTCGCCCATTCAGGGTGCATTGGACGTGCATTACTGCCGGACTCTCCGCCGACGACTACCCAATGCAATAGGTCGTGAGTCTGCGTGTAATTGGCGTGTTGGCTACGTGGTAGCGTGCCAAGCAGCGCAAGATCAACCGCCCCAAGAAGTGGCTCCATACTCAACCAGCGCACCGCCGCAGGAGTTTGCAGCAACAAAGGAATGCGCTCGTCGGCGGTTTCCTGATTCTCAACAGTAATGCCGAGCCATACATTCGGCAGGGGAAATTGTGTGAATACGCTCACCTTATTGCCCGGCTCGCCGATATGCGATAGGTTGGCATAACGCTGCGGCTCCATTGAGTCGGCGAAAGCATCGCCAGCACATGCCCGCTTGTCACGGACAGCGCTCGACCGTAGATAATCCAGCATCCGGTCTGGCCGCTTCGTCAATACTTGGAATGTATGCTGGGATGCCAGCGCCATCACCGCAAATACCTGATCGATAAAATCATCAGGCACAGATTCATGGAATAGGTCTGACATGCTGTTTACGAACACCATGCGTGGGCGCTTCCAACGCAGTGGGTCGGTCAACTTGTCATGCACCAGCTTGATCGTGCCATTCCACTTGGCAACGCCATGCGAGTCCTTAGTGGTCAATCCTTCGTATGGCTGTCCGATACCGTGGAATCTGCCAGCCATCGCCTCTGCATAGCAGTTACGGCAGCCATCAGAAACGCGCGAGCAACCGCGTAACGGATTCCATGTCTCGTTTGTCCAGGCGATTCCGCCGTTGCGCTGGTCAGCCATTTGCGCCTCCATTTATGTACTCAAACTCAATGCGAGTAATGATCGTTTCGGGCGTGCAACCCTTATGGCTTGCGCAGAACATCGAAACGAACTCTGACGGCCAACGATATGACGGATGATCTGCAAACCCTTCTAGCGCGCATTCAGCGAACCCGTAATCTGTATCGTCAGTCATATTTCGTAGCGGTTCGCGCCGGATGCCGATCACACGAATTGGCCCGCATAGCGGCTCAATCTTTTCGCCTGGCTTGAGCCCCATGCATTTGCGTACTGGGCGTAGCAAGTCGCCGAGCTTCAAGTTCATCCAGCCAAGGCGGCGCGTGACAGTTTTTGATTCGCCCACGATCTGCGCTGTTGTCATGGCAAACGATATATTCCGCATGGTTAGTCTTTCCCGGAGCGAATCGAAACGCCGCCGACGCTAATAATTTGAGAATCTTTCTTGCTCCAACATCCTGGCCCAGTCATTTCCCACCCATCAGCAATGCGCCCTGCATCAACTAATTCAGAAATGCGCTTGACCATTGCCGACGACTTATCTTTATTGGCCGCGTGGCTTGCGCGTGAAATTCGGCCATGCTCTACATCGCATAATTGCTCGTACATCGCAGTGAGCTCGTCCCATGCCGCTACAATCGGCCCCCATTTCGGAAATTTGGCTGATACCTCAGACATTCGCGCGCGCCATTCAGGAAAGCTGCGCAGCAATCTGTAGCACCGGCCAAAGTCATCGGCGTCATACGGAACGTCGGCGTGATCTAATGCACTGCTGGTCATCACTGCGCAGATCGTCTCGCTACTTGTGCCGGTGTCATCGCTAAGCAACCACTCAATAGGGGTAATTTTCATTTCAGCACCACCGGAAATCTGCTCAACTTACCGAGCCTGATTAAAGGTTTGCGCGTAGGCCACTTAATTTCCCAGTGCCACAATGAGACGTGATCGGCGCGCTGTGTGCTGTTATTAAGCACCCAAACTCGGCGTGGCTTGCATTCCAGCTTCACTCCGCACATCTGGCGAACGCGCCGCGCACATTCTTTGGTACTTTGATGTGGTTTGTGACGGTTTGATGTAGACCCTCTGGCGTAACGTGGCATCGGCATTCCAGACATGCCTAGTGCAGCCGCCATTGCGAGAAGTGTGCTTGCTTTTCTCATGCTGTCACCTCGCGCGCATTCAGCATTTCCGCAGTCGGATTTATGTACTGCATATCAACTGCCGGGCGAGACTTGCCGTCGATGTAGCCTTTGGGCCACGGAATGTCTGTCTCACGCATTTTGTTTTGACGATATGCAGATTCTTTTGTGAAAATCTCGGCCTTATTCAGGTCGGTGGTATATCCGCCAGCTTCCGCCCACCACAGGACATCGTTGCCGACATAATCACGGGAGTCCTGTAAGTAAAATTCCTGTTCGGCAGCTTTCTTTTCTTTCAGGCTGTCGTATTGCTGAATTCCCCATGCCAGCGCGTAGCAACACCAGACGAAGCGATAGCTGTATTCGGTAATGTCTCTTTCCCAGAAGTCTCTGAACTCGAACCCGTCATGATTGAAGTCGCGCGCTGACTCATAGGCGTCTTGCTGCGTTTCGCAGTCATGCAAAACTTCATTACTTACTGCCTCGCGCAATGAAATAGCCTTCGTGCCATGAACCGGCCATTCGTTTTCTTCGAT